ACGTCCTGCTGGCGGGCTTCCGCATAGGCCAGGTTCGGATTCAGCTTCACGACATTGACGGAGCTGGGGTCCTCGGTTGGAATCGCCATTCCAGGCTGCATCTTGATCGCGCCCGGGCGCATTCCGCCGCCAGGCTTATAGAACACGATCGGCCAGACGCTCAACTCGCCGGCGGCCGTGAACAGCCGGCTATTCGCCGTCGCGTCATCTTCCAGGTCGGAGAGAAGCGCGCCAAAGCCCTTCGGGCGGTACGAGCCGTCCTTGATCAGTGTCGATTCCACGAAGGGCCGGCGCTTCCTCATTTTCGGGTAGAGCTCGAGCAGATCCTGGCAGCCGACGATTTCCTTCATGCCGGGGATGAAGCGCACCACCCAGTCAGCCTCATAGGGCTCCCGCCGCGCGATCTCGTTCTCGCCGGCCGGCGCGCTCCCCTTCAGGGGCCTCCATTTGCCGTACCACTCCCACATCCAGATAGCCCGTCGGCCCAGCATGTAGGCGTTGTAGTCCACCCCTTCGGACCTCTCTCGCTCCGTCCTTACCGGGTCCTGGCCTTCCAGGGTGTAATCGTTTGACGGCGCCTGCTGGGCCCAGTCGATCAACTTTTGGAGGAAGTCGGGCGTGCCGCAATCTTCGAAATAGAGAGTGCCGGCGCCGCGCTGGATGTCGTCCACCGTAACGCGCACCCGCCGCACCACAAAGCTGAAATCCTGGATGCTCTTGACGCCGCGCTCCGGCGGGACCATCAGGTCGTCTGGCTCGAGCGGGAAGAACCCCGGGCCTTCGTAAGCGCATGCGCGGCTTCGCTTGCCGCCCTCGAGCGTGTCGAATTCCTTCCGGTACCATGGCCGGTAGGCACAAGACCAGCCGTTCAGAATCCGCCGGAATTCGAACTCACAGAGCGGGTTGATGATACCCATCTGGTCGAATAACCGGCTCGTCATCCACCTGCCGACCTTGGAGACTACCGCGCGATCGCTGGGCCCCGTCGGCCTGGCCGTGATCTCCGCCTCTTCTCCGAGCAGCGCCTGCAGGTCGCGCGCGAGCTTGTTGAAGGTCTGCCATTGCAAGAGGGGGACCACCTGGTTGGGCTTATCCTCATCCCCAACTCGAGGGGCGTCGACGCGCGCTTCCCACTTCTTCATCCACTCCGCGCAGCGCTCGGACCAGCGGACGTGCGAAGCCTTCGCCAACAGGAAGTCCTGCTCGATGCGGTAGGCGAGCAGCGCTTTCTCGGCGTCGGGAAGTTCGATCTGGAAGGATTTAGGCATCAGGAGGCTTTCGCAATCAGGCCATGCGAATACCACAGGTGGCCGGGGAGCAGTCCGCCGGAAACGGTGCTGCGGCAATACGGACACCACGTTCCGGTGTCGCTCACGGTTTTCATGGCGGTGAAGTCCTGGAGCGCCTGTGTCAGTTTTTGCGGTGTCAGAACAGGATGACTAGCACACCACTTCGCGTGTTCTCCCGTCCCGAATACGCAGGCTTCGCAGCACTGGTCCGGATTCGGCTGGTACGGGTTCGAGCGGCTGCCGTCTCTATCGCCAGTCATACCTGCTCGGGCTCCGGGGGCGGAGGGCCGCCGTCATCTTCCCAGCGCTTGTGATCGTGCTCGTGGTCTTCAGTCGTCATCGTCGTCTGCCTGCTGCCGCTGGCCATACTTCTGGGGCTTCCACTGGCCGGCCTGTTCCCTTGATCGCTCTTCCCGATAGGCAAAGGCCTTGTGAGCGAACGGCAGGCCCTCTACCGCGAGCGCCAGGCCCAGCACGTCGTCATCGTGCTTCATGCCCTCCTCGCGGCCGTTCGGCTTCCTCACGAACTCCCGGAGCTGCTGGATCGTCTCCGGGTCATGCACCTGAATGGAGCCGCTCCGGATGGCGGAGTCCAACTTCGAAATCAGGACCGGGCGCATTACGTTATTCGTGTCGAATCCCAGCTCTTGAAGAAGTGGACTGCGCTGGTCCGCCGGGTCCCGCTGCTTCGCGTAAATCAGCTCGAGGGGATAACCAGCCCGTTCGGTGGTGGCCGTCAGCAGCGCGCCGATTACAGCCTTCCCAACGGCCTTGGCTTCCGGACACAGGAACGCCCAGCCATAGAATCGGCCAAGCCAGAACAGCCGCTCCGCCCAAGGTGAAGGCTCATAGCGCTCCTTGATCTTCGCCACTTCCTCGCCGGTGTCGATATCCAGAACCGTGGCCGAGGAGTAGTCCGGATCCGAACCGCCGGCGGATTTGGCCTTGGGGTCGATGCCCTCCGCGTGATCCGCGCCGATGCAGTATCGGCCGCCCTTGCGCGGCATCTTGTAAATGACCAGCTCCCCGCGGCCATCTTGGGACTCCTGAAACTGGACGCGCTTCTCGAGACCGACCTCGAAGACCTCGAGGCGCCCCCTCGAGGCGGTGTCGATCTGGCGCATGCGGGAGACCGCCGCCATGTCGAAGATGGTCCGTCCCGAGGCCTGGAACGCTTCCTGGGGATTGCCGGGAAACTCCTGCCGGAAACGCTCGATCTTGCCTTCGCAGGCCGTCTCGATCTGCTGCCTTCTCCAGGTGAGCTGCTCGACGTTCAGGTTGTACTTCTGCTGCTCCGCAAGCTCGTCTCTGGTGAGTCTGAACCCCGGCCACACCGGCATGCGGTACTCTGGATGCTCCCACCATGCGAAAAAGACGGCGGACCAACCATTCTCGCGGCGGGGGTCACTCGCGCGCTGCCATAATTCGTAAAAGTCGCCGCCGACACCATTGGCAGTTGACTCAACTACAATCCCAGAGTCCGGAGACCTTGGAATCCGCTGCATCAGACCGGTCATGAGCGTCCCCATGTCCCGGTAGAAGGCTGCCTCGCTCAAGTGCGCCCAGTTGTAGGGCGCCGAGCGGCCGATATCCACGTTGTAGGCGGTGCCCACCAGGATGTTCGAATCGTTCGCCCATCGGATGTGCCTTTCCGTGTCCTTCACCAGCCGCGGCAACAGGATCGCGCTGCCCCACTCCGAGCCGTATGGATCGTCTGAGTAGGAGTTGATGAACTGCTGGTAATACTGAAAGACCAGATCGGCGTGGCTTTCGCTGTCCGCCAGAACCAGCGCTCGCCGTCCCGGAAAGAACGGGATCCTCCGGAACACCTCGGTGGCGGTCGAGCTCGAGGCCCACACCTGGGAAGCCTTGAGCATCACCACCCGCACCGGCAACTGCGCCTTTTCCTGCTTCCGGATGGCCTTGTGCAGCTTCATGCCGGCCGCGGAGTTCCGGTAGGGGACAGTGATTCCCTCCTTGTTCCGGATCTTCAGGTGAGCGCAGAATCGGGCGTGGTCGCCGAACCCGCGGATCATCTGCTCCATTTCGGCGGGGGTGAGCTGCGCGGTCACTTCGCGGCTACCTCCGGCCAATTCCCAGAGTGCTCAACCTCGCGCCATAACTTGGAGAGGCGTTTCGCCTGGCGCGCATCGAACAGGCCCTTTTGCATGCCTGCCGTAAAATCGTTGTATGCAGCGGCAAACCGGTTCATCGGCTCCAGCAGGGTGTCCGGTTGATCTGCCGCCGCCGCGCAAGCCGCCAGGAAAAGAACGACGATTCTCAACCCGCCGTCTCCTGGAGCTTCTTGTAGAGGCCGAGCAGCTCTTCCATAGTTCCAGCGAACTTGAGGTTGTGGTTGAGCTGGCCGGAGACCTCCGTCCGTTCCCGGTACTTTTCGGGCGCCGCTCCACGCAGTAAAAACATCATCAGTCCGTCGCTGTAGACCCGTTCAGTCGCTACACGGTCACCCTGGAAGTACACCCCCTTCGTAACGCCTTCCACGGATCGGCGCGTTGCCTCATCCTCGAGGGCCTGGGTGATCTGTCTCAGCGCCTGCTTATAGAGCGCCGCGAAGTTCTCATCAGCCTCCAGCCAGCGGTATGGAGTCGAGCGCGCAATCTTCGCGTACCTCGCCGCTTTTGCCCACTGCCCGGAGGTATTCACGAGCGCGGTGAGGAAGGCTGCCTGCTTCGGCCAGGCGCCGGGCCAGTTCTCCTGACCCGCCGGCAGGATTTCTACTTCTTCCTGTTCGTCTTCGGGGTCTTCGAAATCTTCAGGCATGCAGGGTAGCGTCGAGTTTTGATTTTGCGGCCGTCATGCTGCGCGCGTAGGCCCCTTCATCACCGGTGTAATAGCGAACCTGGGCCAGTGTGTGCGCCACCGCCTTGCAGTCTCCGGAGTTCACGATCTTGACGTAGTCGGCATGCGCCCGGGCGATCCGCTGATGCGCGGCCACCCACCGCTGCGCGCCATCCGCCAAGCTGTCGTAAGCCCGGAAACGGCACTGGAAATGAGGCGGTTGGAAAACGACGACCACCTTGCTCGAGGGGCAGGTCCAGCCGTGAGCACTGCGCTCTTCCGGCGTGGCGATGTGGGCCAAGCCGCCGGCTGCTTTCACTTCCGCCGCCGCGCTTTCCGGCAACAGGAGTTCCCACACGTTTCGCAGGAACATGTGGGGCTGGTCCGCTGTGGCCTTGACGTTGCCCAAATTCCAGTTGAAACAGTAGCGGCCGCCGCCGGTTTCATGGATGAACTGAGCGGTGAGCGTCCGGGCCCCGGCATCAGTCAGCTCCGGCCAGGCCGCGCGGAGCAAAGCGATCACGTCCGCCGGCGACGGCACGGTGTTTTCGGTGTTTACCTCGTTGGGATTGTCGGTGTACTTCATGCAGCGGCTCTTTGCGTTATGTAGTGGACGGCCAACTGAGTGCGGTTGGAAACGCCAAGCTTCTGGAATATGTGGTTGATGTACTGCTTGATCGTTCCAACCGTCAGGTGTAGTTCCCAGGCAATTTCCTTATTGAGTTTGCCCTGTGCCACCAGCTCCGCAACCTGGCGCTCGCGAAAGCTTAGCTCCAGATTCACGCGAGCGGCCTTCGCCGTTCGGCAGCCCTGGCAGACCAAGCCGTCGCCGGCGAAGCCAACCCCGCATCGTATGCAGTTCTTCATGCGCTTCAGCCCTTGTACATCCGGTAACCGATAAAGATGAGGGTCATAGCCACGGCGATTTTCACCAGCTCACCAGCGGGAACCGCAGCCCAGTTGACAGTGAGCAGCAGCGCCATGCCGGCGCCGCCGCCGGCGAGGGTGCTCGCCTTGTCCTTATCGATGCCCACTACTTGCCCCAGGAACGGGCGACGGAAGCGTAAACGGTGGGATACACCGACACACCGCCGGCCTTCACCAGGTGAGCGCCGATCGATACCGCATACTTGCCGATCGACCAGACAGGGACATAAAGGCCCGTCGAGATGCCGGCGCGGCCGCCAATCATGCCAGCCTGCAGGTCGCCATGAATTCGGAACTGGAGGTCGCCCGCGGTCAGCCGCACAATCTCGCTATTGAAGCCCGCAAGCACGGTTTTGCCGGTGCCGGCACGGAGGGAGACAGAGGACTCGGAGGAAAGATCCAGCGCCACGGCCGCGGATCCGCCGAAGTGTCCGGTGTTGAGTGCCGGCTCGATGGCTGCGCTGATAGTACCAGTCTGGCCGAAAGCTACGCTCGCCAAGACCAGGAAACAGGAGAGATTCGCGATTTTCATTGTCACTGCTTTTCCGCCTTGAGGCCCGTTACAGCGCTCGCCATGGCCGTAACGAGGAAATTGTCCGGCGCGCCCGGGTTATCACGCTTCAGGAGCTGCACGCCGAGCTCGAGAAGAAGATGCCAGCGCTGATTCGGTGGCGTGGCCTGGATGTCCTGCACCATTGGGACGCCATACTTCGCAAACGCGCTGGCGATTTCGTCATCGGTCCGGTTCGGAGTGATGGCCGCGATCGCCGCCGCGATCCTTGCGGCCGCTGGAACCATCAAGACAACGATATCGAAAGAGTGTTCGGCAGCTCCTCCCTTGAAAAAGCGACCCAACACACCGAAAAAGGACCAGATTTTGCCCACTTTACGGCATCCTCGCAATGGATTCCCAGACGCCGGGGTGATCCGCCGTGAATTTCAGCATGGCGTCGATGTCCAGCTTCACGAAACCCCATACGAGTGCTGGGGGGAAGCCGTGCGACCAATACCAGGCCAGCAGGCCGGCGTTGCAGACCGTCCCATCCGGGAACAGCAGCCACGGCACAGCGCGCGTGGGGGCGAATCCCCAGGAACTCAGCCAGCCGAACGGGCCGGAATGGAAGAGCACGGGCTTGTAGTCCTTCAGCACCACCATCAGCTCGAGCGCCGAGCTTTCGGAAAGAGCGTAAGCCGGGTTGACCTGCGTTTTCGCCTGCACCAGGTTGTTCGGGTCGGGGTTGTGCGGATTCAGGATGAAGACGTCGTCCTGGAACTTCGGTTGGAAGTTGTTGAAGTCGGGCGCCTGGGCAAAGCAGCCCAACGCCAGGATCAGAAGTGCGCAGATGAGCGCGATAGGTTTGAAGGTTTTCATGGGACTTTACTGAGCCTCTGGAGCGTTACAACGGGGACAGCGGCCGAGCCGGCCAGGCCGATCACCTGGGCCGGATAGCGGATCCACTTGGGCAGCGGCGTCGTGTTCTCGGCCAGGTTGTGGAGCAGCCGCCGGGATTCCTCTGCAGCCTCGACCGTCTTGGCGGTGGCCTGGTCGGAGTTGGCCGCGACTTTCTGGAGAGTCTGAAGGAAACTCGGCGTAGTTTCCTGGAAACTTCGCATCGTTAGGGCGGTTTGGCCGAGAGTGACCTTCGCCGCGGCCGTCACGCCCAGCAGCTGGGCCGGCAGGGCATCCCGCCGGAAGAGAATCGATGTGGCCTCGTTCGCATTTGCGGTAATGCCCTGCAGGTTGGCCAGCGTGGGAGCCAAATCCTCGCGCAGTCCTTGGACTGGCGAGACCGCCAGAAATACGGAGTCGCGGATGTCTTGCCGCATTCCAGACAGCTGGCTGTCCAGTCGTCCGGTGATTTCGGACAGCTGGCGATCGAGCATCGGCGCCAGTGGCGATGCTTGACGGCGGATCTCGGCCAATGAAGCAGAGCGCAGCTCTTCCACCTGGTGGGCCAGTTCGGCCCTGGTGGCGCGCAGCTCGCCGGGGACGGCCGCGACGGCGTCATGGACGGCTACCAGCACGTAACAGGCAGCTGCAGCCACGGCCAAAATGGCGATGGCGGCGGAGCATAGGAGGAACTTCTTCACCGGCGTCTGTCCTCGCGCTTCTCGCGCTCTTCCATCTGCACCTGGAGCTTCGTTACCGCCGTGGTGAGTTGTTCGGTTGCGCTGGTCACCCGGGCCATTTGGGCCTCGAGGGAGGCGAGGCGGACGGAGTACATGCCCCACTGGGCCACTAGCCCGCCGGCGACGATCACCGCGGTGATGATGCTGCTGCCGTCGATCTTCCAGCCAGGTCGGGAGGGGCTCATTGGGGTGGGTTCTGCTCTTCCTCGTCGCGAAGCGTCTGCAGCGCCGCGAGCGCGCGTTCCCGCTGCTTCGGAACCGAGGCAAAGCGAGGGAGTGTCAGCAGGTAACATTCAAGGTCGTCAATCGGGGTTGGCTCGTAAGAACCGGGCACGAAGCCTCACGCGGCACGCCGGACGAATGAGCCAGGCTGCGGGTAGTGCAGGAATCCGTGGGGGACCAGGACCTTGGTGTGGCTCGTGAAACGAGGCGCCGCCACAACCTCGAGACGTGCGCTTTGAGCCAGGGCCGCCTCAACCGAGGGCAGGCGAACCATCCGCACGCAGCGATCGGAAACGGGTTCGGCCAGGCGCTGCTCAATGAGCCGCCTGGAGCCGCGCTTCGTAGTCCACGAGACAGCCTCGCCCTCGACTGACAGAACCTTAACGCTGCATTTGGAGTGTTGGGACACTTCGAGTAACCTGCCTCAATGGGTTCAGCCGTATCGCCGGCCGAGGAACTTCCTACGCCAGCTTTTTGTGCTGGTGGACGCCTTTGATACGCGTGTGCAGATGCCGGCCGATGCTGTCGGAAGCCATCAACTCGGCGTGAGAGTCGGGCGGAACGCCGGCATACTCATACCGGCCACCGTTCCTGTACTCCACATGCAACGTCTGGGTGTCGGGGTCGTACCCGACGGCCGCGACGTTCGAGCTTCCCACCGGTTGCATGTCCATCAAGCTGCCTTCGACAGCTGCGGGGCTGCCTTGGCGACGACATCGAACGTGCGCCGGCCGGTGCGCTCTTTGGGGGCGAACTCGTCTAAGAACGGCTCGCCGAGGTACTTGCGGAGAGCTTCCTGGGTGGCAGTGAAGACCGCAAAAGGATCCAGTTTCAACTTCTTCAGGCGCTTGAACGCCTCGAGGAAAACGACGGGAGTCAGCTTGCGCTGGTACTGGCAGGGCTTTACTTCAAGGCGGTAGCTCCTTCCATCGAGAGTTTCGGAGGTTTCGGGAGGGGCGCTGGCGTACCAGCTTTCAATGATGGCCGCGAGTTCGGCGCGGCGCGCTAAATGGGGGTTGACCGAAGGGGTCCACAGCCTGGCCTGGCGATCGGCCTCGCCAAACTCGTCAATAATGGCCTGTCGGAACGTCTCGGCCTGCTTACTCACAGGTCTATTCTGAGGTCAGACCCGTCTGGTTACAATCCTCACATATCAGTACGTCTATGCATTAGTATTCATTTAGGGGGTGAGTCGTCCGATTTTCCCAATTCCGCGCCATCGTTCGAGGGCGGATCAGGTCCTCAATATGCCCTTGCATGACAGCGAAACCAGGCCAAAACCCCGCATTACTCCCCGAGAGCAGCAAGTCATCATCCTGATCGTCCGAGCGGTTCCCATCAAAGAAATCGCCGCGGAGCTGGGGTTGAGCCGGAACACCGTCGCCCAGTACCTGGCGAAGCTGTATGCCAAGGTCGGCGTTCATTCCGCGCGCGAGCTGGCGCTGTGGGCGATGCGCGAGCAGATCCTGCAGATCGAGGATTTGAATGCGCCAGCAGCCTGAAATACCCGTGGGTCCTGGAGTCATTGTGGAGTACCCTGTTCCCATGAACCATGAACTCCGGGCCATGATGGCCGCCACAATCGCAGCCGGGGTCGTCAGGATCGACTCCAGCAGGCACGAGGACACGCGCAAGGTGGCGCTGCTGTCAGTAACAATCGCAGATGAAATCCTGGCTACTGTTGAGCCGGTGCCAACGCCGGCCGAGAATTCGGGGCACATGCCCGAACCGCCGTTTATGGGGGACAGCCTGCCAGAGCGGACGCCGCATCTCGGGCCGTTCGAGCAATGGGCCAATAATCGCGAAACTCGCTGACCCCCATTCAGGTGTCGCGAAACGTCGCGGAAGTCGCGTTTTCGAGAGAGAGCGCCGGCGGGACCGTTTCCTATTTTATTAGGAAAGTGGCCGTAAGTGCAGTAAATACAGGGGTTGCAGGTGTGCCGAAAGGACCGATAAGGCACGGGTTTTTCATTACCCTCTAAGTGGCGCGTTATCAACAGGCCTTTTTCGCTTCGCGGAGGGGGTTTTGTGCACAGCCTTGAGACCCTTTCGGATGGAGGATTGGGCCACGTTTAGCTCACGAGAAATAGCCCTCCAGCTCATGCCCTGCTTTCGAAGTTCGGCGGCGCGTTGCCGATCCCACACCTTGCCCGGGCGCCCACCGATCCGGCCCTGAGCCCTGGCGCGCTCCAGGCCAGCACGGGTCCTCTCGGAGATCCGAATGCGCTCCTGCTTCGCCAGCGTGCCGAGAATGGCAATGATCGCGTCCTTAAAGAGCCCACACGAGTCAAGGTACTGCTCGGTATAGCTGCGAAAGCCGACCCCGTAGCTGCTCAAGAGGTTGAGGTGCTGAAGGGTCGCAAGCGCCCCCTCGCGAGTAAATCGATCGAGAGACCAGAAGAGCAACACGTCGAACTCCCGGTGCCTGGCAGCGTCGAACATTGCCTGCAGCTGCACGCGGTTGGAGTGCTTGCCGGTTTCATGGTCGATGAACTCGGCAATCACGTCCCACTCCTGGTTCTTTGCGAGCGTCCGAAGCTGGCGGAGCTGATTCTCGGTGTCCTGCCCTTTGTCCTTGGTGGACACGCGGGCATAAATGGCGCAGCGGTTCATGGAGTACTCCCCAGTGTGCCGAAAACGAGATAAGCCCCGGTAGCTTTGGCGCGAGCGCGGAACCGCGCACGATCCAGGCGAAGGGCCTCTTGGTATTCCGGAGT